GTCACCGTCCAGCAGCGTGATGTCATAGTTGTTGGATGGCGTCTCGCTGCCCGGTATCGTCACCGCCCGCAGCAGGATGCCGTTGTAGGGATAGGTCGTCGCCTTCGTCACGACGCCCGAGGTCGGCGCGCTGCCCGAAGTCCACGCAAACGTGATCTTGTGCACGTTGTGCAGCCGTTCTTCTGTGACTACCACTGATCCTACTGCCATATGCACCTCCGTAGGGGCGGGGTCTCCCCGCCCTCCCCCGCCCCTCTTATCAATGTGCTGTTAGCTCGCCGTCACCACCGAGGCCGAGGACAGCGGGCGGTACGTCAGATACACATCCGCCACGCCGGTTGAAGGATCGGCGTTCGCCGCCTTGAAGTCGATGCCGCCCTCCATCAGGAACTGCGAGCCGATCTCCATCATCCGGCCCACGTTCGTGCCGTCGGCATTTTTGACCCACACCGACGCGCTGTCGCAGTCGAGGATCGAGAAGACGTTTCCAACCGCCGCCGCGTTGAGTTCCGCCGCGGCGCACAGCGGTGTATCGGCGTAGTCCGCCAGCGTCGGATCGATCTGGAAGTACGCCGTGCAGGCGTTGGCGCTCACCGCGGTCGTGATCAGCATGTTGAAGCCGAGCAACTCGATCGGCCCGCCGGCAATCGTGAACACATCCGCCACGTCGCCGCCGTCCAGCGCCAGCCCGGTCTTCTTGACCGTCCGAACCCCCCACGCGGCCTCGGTGATCGCCGCGCCCACCAACTGTTTCAGGTACTTGATGACGCTGGAGGTGTCCGTGACCGCCCCACTTCCCGCCGTGTCGGTCTTGTTGCCCAGCACCTCGTTCATCTGGACATTCAGCACCGCGTTCTGTGCCGGAACATCATGGAACTCGTCGATGACGCCCACGGCCGCCGTCAGTGCAATCTCAGAAGAGACGATCTGCTTGGCGTAGGCCATCAGCGAAGTCGCCACGCCCACCGCGCCCGCCCCGGCGTTGTCGGTTTTGCGCCCGATGGCGTCGCGGATCGTGACATCCGTGGCCGCGTTCGCCGTGGGCGCATCGAAGTAGCCGTCCACCACCGCAATCGCCGCCGCCAGCGCACTCACGTCGCCGGAGGCCAGCGCCGAGCCGGACCCGCCGGAGAACGCATAGCCGCCCACGAGGTCGAAGCAGTGATCCACATCCCATGTGCTCCCCGTGGCGGTGTCAACCACCGACTTCGATAGCGCCGTGCCGGTGTTGTTGAAGAGGCAGTTTCGCACGTGCACGTTGACGCAGGCTGTCGAGAAGTTGACGACCGCCGTCGAGAACACGCCATCGAAGGTGCAATTCTCGATCAGGCAGTCGTTGACGCCCGCGAGCTTGATACCCTGCGTGCAGGCATTGCCCGCGACATCGCCGAAGTAACGCAGGCCGTCGATATGCAGCCGATCCGCCGCGTTAGTGGTCGTGATACCGACGATGAACTCGACGCCCGAGGCCGTGCGCAACTCAACATTCTTGAGCGTCACATCTGCGGCGCTGATGGTCAGCGGCGTCTTTTGGTCGTCGCAGCCCGCGACGATCTGCACATTTTCGAGCCAGCACGAGGCCGTCGAGATGCTCGAAGACGCGTCCACGTGCGAGAAGGTGAACTTCGGTTTGTCCGCGCCCTGGCCCAGGCCGATGACCTTGAGGCCGATCTGATCCAGCGCGAACAGGCTCGCGCCGGTGCTCTTGACCTCCGCATGGCCCGGCATGAGGAAGATCACGTCGCCATTGCTGGCCGTGGCGGCCCCGATGGCGTAGTCCAGCGTCGCGAACGGCGCATCCGGGCTCTTGCCGAAACCTGCCGCGTCGCTCGCGGCCGCTGCGCCGGAATCCACGAACCAAATGTCGCCCGGCGTCTGCGCGATATTGGCGTAGTCGAACACGCCGCCCGGCGTGTTGCGGCTGAACAGAGGTGTTCTGGTTCCCATGTTGTTTCTCCCTTGACCATTGTTGACGGGGGCCGTTTGCGCGGCCCCCGTCGCCTGGATTCGGTGTGCTTATGCCTGTGCGCTCGGCAGATCGGCCTGTGCATAGCGCGGGTTGTACAGCAGATAGATGGCGTCGATATAGTTCGATCCACTGCCTGCGCCGATGGTGTTGAACTCGACGAAGTCATAGTCGGCCGTCGAGTCCGGCAGCTCCTCCGCCTTGATGTCGATCAGATAGTAGCTGATGCCGCTCGCCGTGGCGCTGGTCGCGATATAGGCGCCGGCCGCGACGGCCGTGCCCTTGGTCCAGGTGTCCGCAGTCGTGCCGATGGTCACGTCCTCCAGCTTCCACCAGTTCGGGATGGCGTTGGACGTATCTTCGGTCCCGGCGCTGGCTGCGGTCGCCTTGTGGAACGTGATGTTCTCACTGTCGGCCGCCCCCTGCAACTGGATGACCAGGATCGCGCAGCCTTCGTAATCCTTCAGACAGACGCGGTCCGCCGCGCCCGCCCCGTTGCCGGCCTGTGCGTTCAGACCCGGCACGATCTTGACGTTCTCCATGAAGTTCGGAAATTTCATCTCATCACACTCCTAGCGTGCTTCGAGCACGATGAACGGCGACAGCTTGTTCGAGCCGTTGGCCGGGGTGACGCTGGCGTTCCAGGCCGGTTGGCCGTCCAGCCGCCACATGAAGCGGAATGTGGTCTCCGCATAGATGAACATCACGTGAATGCTGGATGCCTGCTCGACGCCGCCCTTGTCCGCCAGCAGATACTGGCTGAGGTCCAGCAGCATGACATCGCCCAGGTCGCCTACCGTCGCCGCCTGCTCGATGGCAATCACGGGCCGGTTGAACAGCGAGGCGTATGGGGCGCCCGAGATGCCCCCAGCCGGCATGTAGACCGGCACGCCGCCGGTCCCGACCGGCATACTCATCCCGTACAACTGGGGCTCCACGTCCTGGTTGACGAACCAGACGTAATTCGCCCCCGAGCCCTGCCAGCGGCGCGCCCACATCTTCTTGATGTTCTCGAACAGCACGGTGTCCGCCGCCTGGCCGGTCTCTTTCGACACCTGCACGTAGATATTGCTGTCGGCCAGCACACCCTTCAACTGGCCCACACCCGTGCCGCGAATCACCCCGTCCTCGGCCTTGTAGAGCAGTTCCTGGGTGAACGCCGGCACCACGACACTTTGCAGCGCGGCCGAGTCCGCCAGCAGCTCATCCGTCGCGTAATACAACGCCATCAGGCTGTTCAGGTCCAGGTTCACCTGGCGCAGCTTCGGCTTGCTCGCCGTCACCGTGCCGGCCTCGGCCCGCCAGTAGGCGGTTACGCCGCCCCAGCGCGAGCCGTTGGCCCGGCTGGACTGATCGACCGCGTTCAGCTTGACCCCGTTCGAGCCGGCGCTGATGCTGATAGGCCGGCAGCGTCTCAGGATCTCGCCCTGCTCTACCATCGGCAGGAGGATCCCGGCCGCCAGGTCCTGCTGGACCAGGAAGCCGCCCTCGGAGCCGATCCCTTCGTTCATCCCGGTGGCCGCAAACGGCGCCAGCCGGCGGTCGAATGCACCGCCCGGCGTCGATGCCGCTGCCACTGCCTGCAACTGCTCGCCGAACGACCGGAACTTCTCCGCCGGTTCGCGCACCTGGGCCGGTATCGTGTTGCCTGCCGGCGCCGGCGCATTCAGGAGCAGTGCGCGAGTGCGCTCCTCCTGTTCGATCTCCCCGTTCAGCGCCTCCAAGCGCGCGCTGATCTCCCCTAACCGGGCGCCTTGCTCGTCGTTGCGCTCGGCCTTCTCCATGATGGCTGTGCCCTCGGTGCGCAGTTCCCCGCGTTCCGCCAGCAGCCTCTGGTATTGTGTCTTCATCTCATTCTCTCCATTCTGTCGTCCCATCATTCCCGTGTTGCGTGTTTCGTGTTGCGTGTTACGTGTTGCATGTTCACTCCCCGCGTCTTCAATCCGCAATCCGCAATCCGCAATCCGCAATCCCCTTCACGGCCCAGTCACTCAACGGAGGACGTAGCCGCTACTGCTATATCAGCCGGCGGACTCAACGGAGCCACCGGTAATCCGCTCTACAGTCCCGCCCGGCGCAGCCGGAACACCTCGTCGGCTGCGTTCTGGCGCGCCCGGGCATCCTGGCGCGCTAACTGAGCCGCTCGCACGATCGCCTCGTCTAGCGTGCCCACCCGGTCTGCCATCCCGCCGGCAACCGCAGCTCGCGCACCGACTACCCGCCCCTCGCCGAATCCTCCGCGCACCGCCTCTTTGGACGTGCCGCGTTGGCGGGCCACATCGGCCACGAACATGCCATAGAATCCATCCACGCGTTCCTGGATGTAGGCCCTTGCCTCGTCAGTCAGGGCCTCGAATACATTGGCCTCGGTTTTGTACTTGCCCGCCGAGATCAAAGTCATCTTGACGCCCTCTTTTTCATAGAA